GAGATTTTGCACAAACTCAAGGATGAGTTTGAAGTAAACGATATTACTTCCTATGCCCTCCGCGCATAACATGAAGCAAGTGGATTGTCCCTGCAATATCTACAGTCTTGCAAAAGAACTGTGTCTGCACATTGATCGCCCCAAGCGTCATTGCAGCATCATTCTTCGCAAGGGTCGCGTGATCTCCGTTGGAACGAATCTGATGAAGACTCATCCGATGGCGAAGAAGTATGGATATTTGTTTGATGAACTGCATTCGGAACTTGATGCTTTCCGAAAGTGCGAGGAGCGCAACGGACTTGAACTTTGGAATTTTCGTTTCAATCGTTTCGGCAACGAACGGTTGAGTCGCCCGTGTCCGAAATGTCTGCCTTGGTGTGTTGAGGTGTTTGATACGATCTACTACACAACAGGCAACGGCATCTCTGAACTGCCTCTTGATAATCTACGAAACAAAGTCCGATAATAAAATCGGAAATAGGGCTTGACTTTCCCAAATAGATAGGTTATGATTAGGTGTCAAAGATGTGGCGAAGAGGATTCGCTCCCTGCCAAGGTTCGCCAAGGCTAGCCGCCCTCGTCTGTGCGAGGTTAAACAGAATTTAGGCACAGAGCGGCGGGGGAGAGTTTCCCCCGCGTATATTTGCTTGACGGTAACTGCCTCGTCATGCCATTAAATCTCGCAGAGAGCAGAGAGATAACTCCCCCACGGGTTGCAAACCGTGGGGGTTGTTGTTATCGGACTTTCCCCTTAAACATGGGGGTTGACAGAAATAGCAGGGATTGCTATACTTCAATTGTTGAAGGAGACCCCCATGACTACCCAAGCCGCCAACTCTGCCACCGCCGTCAATCTCTTGAACGGCGTACCCAATCTCCCCGCTAGCGTTTGGGGAACCGACAAGGCATTGATAGTGCTGCGACTCAATACTTGGCTCCAAGGAGCGCAGGACATCATCAACAACGACTACGCAAAAAACTTTCCGACTCTCAACGCTCCTTTCCTTGAAATGTCGGATGGTCGCCGTTACATCCGTGTGGATCGGGTTGACAACGGCGGTCATCGTTCTCGTAGCATCCATGTCTTCATTGACAAGAAGACGGGAGACATCCTCAAGGCTGCGTCCTATAAGGCTCCCGCCAAACACGCCCGTGGCAACATCTTTGACGCTTCGTGGGGTCTCCAAGAGATGACCCCCTACGGCGCAAGTTACCTCCGTTAACTTTGAAAGGAAAGTTCAAATGACTCTTGAAGCAAAAGCCCTGACAGAACGCCTGAAGAAGACAACGACCGCAACTCTCAACGATGGCGCACAGAATCCCAAGTATGGTGCTTGGTATGTCGTTTCGCGCTACAACACCACCGCCGCCAAGTATATCGTGCTGACTGCCATGATCGGTGCGGTTGGTAACCTCTACGGCACCGTGCTGACCGCTGAAGGTGCAGACGGCAAGATCGTCACCACTTACCCGAAGACCTATAAGCAGGTTCTCGCCGCTTTCAACTGAACGAAAGGAAAGTTCAAATGAAGACTGTTTACAACAACCTTCCCGAAACCACCCGCAACGCTGCTCTAAAGGCGAAGCGCACCAAGCGCGTAAACCCGTATTTGTATGATGTCCGCAAGGATGCCGAACTCCGCGAACTGCTCACCGATGCCGCTGAATACGGCGAAACGGTGCAATTGCCCGTAGGTGCGTACATGGTTGACAGCGAAGATCCGATTGACAACTGCTACGCAGGATCGGTAACATGGGTTCTCGTCAGCCCCAAGGGAAAGACTCGCTACTGCTCCAACGGTCTTCCCGCAGAGGATACTACGAAGTGGGTGAAGTGGGTACAGAAGTTCCTTGGGATTGCACCGAAGACCACGAAGAAGACCACCACCAAGAAGAAGTAATCCACCATGTTGGAATTTGTCTACACCACAATTCAACTCATCGTCACTCTTGGGGTTCTTGCCTTTGTATTTGGCTTGATCATTGGATTGTGGTATCTTGCCGTCCTCATCCTGATGGATACATTTGGAGCATAATCGTTATATGCTTTCCAACGAGTACATAGAAGACTGCATGGCTTCAGAAGCATACATGGTCACCAAATCTTTCTGCATACACAGCCCTGATGTTCAGGAAATGTTGTTTTTCCTGACCTATCAATCGGAGCGCGGGGACGAACCGTATTTCGTTGGGATTCGTTATATCTCAACAATCACAGAGTTGTACACGCTATCGCACAAAGGGTTTAAGTTTTCTGCCAACGAGACTAAGTTGGTAGTTGACGAAGCCCGAAATGTGTGGTACGATTTCACTAACAAAGGTTGGATTCCAACATCCCCCCAATGACAAGAACAATGGTTAACAACGAATTCATTCCCGCTTCGCTCCGCATCGGCGGTGCGCCTACGAATCCTCCGCATAAGCCGTCCTTCAATGTATTGCTGCATGGAATTGAAACTCGCTATGCAGATTACTTGGACGATCAGTTGGCTTGGGATCAGCGAGATACCCGCGATCTCATCATCAGCATGAAGATTGCTCTTGAGCAAATGCAGCAGCAGCGCGATGAAGCACGGCAGGAAGTTTGCCGCAACAACCATCAAAATGGCGGTGTGATGCCCCATCACTACGCAGAGTCGCGTGGTTGGGACTGCTTCAACGACAAGAACGAAGCCGATACGAACAATACCCTTTTCCGCACAACGGATGGAGAATGACATGAACAAGAGGACACAGAAGGATAGATACGCGAAGATCAACGAATTTCTTGGTTATGCCATCGGCGTATCCTTGATTTTCGTCACAGGAATGATGCTGTTGCTTGCATATGCCGAAGTCTTGCACATCAAGCACATGAGTAAGTAATGAAAAGCCCAATTGAAGTTCTCAACGATCCGAAGACGCTTGAATCCCTAGCACGGGTTCAGCATCAGATTTTCAAAACCAACATCCAAATCTTGATGGATGTTGGTGCTTTTTCTGACGAACATCAGAAGATCATGCTTACATACATGGGTGACTTTGATTCTCTCTCCTACGCAGAGCAAGAGCATTATCGTGACCAAGCATGGAAGGTAATTCAAACGGTCGTGGTATCCTTTCTTGCAAATTCAATGACCCCCGACCAGTATGGAGGCTGAAATGACTCTGCCCTATGAAAACTTTTTCTCACTTCAGAACACTCGCAACTTCCTGACGGAACTGATGGACACCAAGAAGTCCCCAAAGGTTCCGAAGGCTGTGCGTCAACGGGCGCGGAATCTACTTAAGCACTTCCCCGCAGACTATGAGATCTGCGAATGGATCAGCACCTACCAGAAGGTCGCCTACGAGCGTTACGAGAATCCCCGTGCAGCGGTCATCAAGTTGCGTAAGAACGATCCCGTGGAATACTCCGCAGTCCACATGGGTTGGATCTTTTGGGACGAGGCAGCAGTCAACTTCTACGGTCCTTTCCTGACTCGCAAGCAATGTGAAGAAGCCCTTGAGAAGTATGCCGAAGATCTTGAATCCGAAGGCAAGGGAAAATCTTCAAAAATCCTAGATACTATATCGGAGGGTTGAGAAGCCGAAGTAGCACTCGCCCTCCCACGAAACTTCCAAGCCCCCTACGAAAGTGGGGGGCTTTGCATTTGGGGGAATGATAAATACCTTGACTCAAGCCACAGGAACCCCCCCAACGATGAACTTTCAAGATTTAAAGCAGAACCTAGAAGAAAAGTTAATCATGCCCAACAACGGGGCAAGATACGGTCAAGTTGTCTTCATGGCGGGTGGAGCAGGAAGCGGCAAGGGGTATGCAATCAACAACCTGATGAATGGCATGGATTACAAGACCATTGACCCCGATTCCTTCAAAGAAGCCGTAGTCAAAATGGGCAAACTCCATGCTTCTCTTGGTATCAGCAGCAAGTTCGTGCAATTCAAGGACATCAACTTCCGCAATCCAAAGGATGTTGAGAAGATCCACTTGGCTCTCAAGGACTGGCCTCTTGAGCAGAGGCAAATTGCATTTTTACTGGCTCCGCATATCAAGGCTCTGATGATGCAGAAACTTGGAATCAAAAAGGGAACGACAGGACGCGAGTGGGAGACTTATGGTAGCGACAAAGCGTTTCTTCCCAACATCATCTTTGACAGAACCTTGAAGAATGCAAGCGAGATCAAGGATATCAGCGATCTTCTCATACAGGCAGGATACAAAACCAACAACATTCATATTATTTGGGTGTTGACAAACTGGCGTGTTGCGATGATCAACAATGACAATCGTCCTCGCCGTGTTCCCGATCACATTCTATTACTCACCCACGAAGGCGTTGGCAAGACAATGGGAGAAATTGCTGCGGGTGCATATCCTCCAAATGTCAACGGCGATGTATACATGGTTCTTGGAGGCGGCGAAGGTCAAGTCTTCTACTCTGACAAGAATGGAAAGCCACTTGATGGAAAGACATTGACGCAGAGTATGATCTCTCCTGAAGTCAAGAATAAGAAGGGTGAACTCATAAAGACAATGGCAGTTCCCCAAAGAGTCATCAAGGATTTCATTGGTATTCGTTTGAAGATAGCAGGAACAAAGACTCCAATTCCTCAAGACAAGATCAAACTCGCATTGGCACACCATTTGACAAACGACATTGACTCCATTCAAAAGTTGATTCTTGCAAATGTTCCACCACACGCAGTTGTTCAGGACTTCCAACAAATCCACAATGATGCCGAGGGAGATCTTGCCCGTGTTCGTTATGGATTGAGCAAAGCACCGAAGGAGTAAACATGAATGAATTGATTGCCATGATGTGGGTTGCAATGGTGTTGTATGTGCTGCGCGAAACTAGCGCAGTCTACGAATATTTGAAGTTGTTGCGGATTCCCAACTTCATTTCTAAACTCAAGGATTACAAAAGCGAACTTGAGTTCAATCCGCAGATGTCCTACGGCGAATACATTCGCATCTTCCATGACAACTTTTTAATTCGGTGGGCGACTTGCCCGTACTGCTTTGGGCTACCCTTGGCGGTCGCGGCATCCATCGGATTTTCAAATTGGACAGTAACTCCAATAACTTATTTGGGTGGATTATTAAGTTATTGGTCATTTACAAGAGCCATAGAGCGGCTTGAGGAGGGTTTTAATGACTGAAATGCCCTCTGTCACCTTTGATACGCCCGAAGCCCTGTACGGGCATCTACGCCCCAAGGAAAAGGAACTGGTAACAGCCCAGATCCGCCCTTTGACGGCTTGGATGATGGGCATGAAAGATTATCTGGACCCAAATACCTGTGGTTGCCGCAAGGGGCAAAAGGCACGGGAAGCCCTAATTTTACAAATGGTCAGATTACCCGACTCTTTAACTATTGAACATAAAGAGGCAATTGGACAAATTATGAGAACCAAAATTTCCCTCTTGATTGAAGGACGCAAAACTGCTATGCTAGCGTAAATCACCCCGATCAAAGGAGATACACCCATGCTTAAGGCGCAACGAGAGTTCGTGCAGATGGCGAGGAAACACCTCAAGGAGCATGAGTGTCGGCTAGTGTGGGGCAGGGGCAAATCCGTGAACTGTAGTGGATGTCGTGCTTCGGGTTACTTTGACGAAGACGGCAAACAGATTCGTGTGGCGAGGAATAACAAACTTTGGTTTGAAGTTTTCATTCACGAATACTGTCACTTCCTTCAATGGATTGAGAAGTCTCCCGTCTATCGCAAGACCGACAACTCTACTGCAATCATTGACAACTGGTTCAACGGCAAGACTTACAAGAACAGAATCATAGACAAGGCATTTGAATCCGTTCGTGAGATGGAACGAGATTGCGAAATGCGTTCAATCAAACTCATCAAGAAACACAATCTACCTGTCAATGTTGATCGGTACATCCGTGCTGCAAACTGCTACATCTATGCTCACTTCTTCATGCGTGAGTATCGTAAGTTTTGGCCTTTTGAAGCCAATATGATGCAAGCCACTTCAATCTTGTCAGAGATGCCCTCAAGTTTCCGAGCGCAAGCACACCGTAAGATACCGAGAAAAGTATATGATGTTCTTTCAAACCATCGCAACTAAAGTCTTTGGTTGGCTAAACATATCTGTCCTTCTTAAAAGGACAGTTAAGGAGGGTCGTATGAGTTGGAATTACCGAGTCATCCGCAAGACCACGCACATGGGAAGCCGTTCATACTATTCTTACAACATCTACGAGGTGTATTATGATGAAAAGAATCGGGTGACTGCCACAAGCGAAGATCCAATTTGCCCATCAGGCGAGACTGTCATGGAACTCATACATGACATCTATGCGATGATTCGTGCCTTTACTCAACCGATCCTTGAATGGGACTTGGTTTTCCGCAAGGGACTTGAGCCTTCCATGCATGAATTGAAGGAAGCCAGGACCATCACCCACGAATGGGTGCCTCCGACCAAGGAAGAAATTCGTAAAATTGAATACGAAATGGACTGCGAACGAGACCGTGCCGAAACCATTTACAAGAAAGAATGCTGCAACAAGACTTTGAAAGAGGTCTTGAATTTCATGGATACTCATAAGTAGACTGTTTGAAAATCCTAAATATGGGTATCCGATTGCTCATTTTTAGGAGATCCTATGGAACGGTTGACTTACAAGTTTCCCTCACTCTCGCTAGCCAATTTCGCCGCCAACGCTGTCCGCAAGGATGGAGTAGGCACAGTTGTAAATGTTCAAAACGGCTTCGTCACCGTTGAAACCACAAACGCCGCTGCGGTTAATCAGATCACAGAGAGCGTTCGTGGCTGTGAGATCTTCAGAGAGTATCTAATGATGTCTCCTACGAGTGTTCCTGTGCGTCCTGCGAATGCTGTGGCGGCTCGTCTTGTCAACTACAAGGTTCCAATGACATTCGTCAAGCAGTATCCACTTTTGAAAAAGAAGAAGGAATCAATGCCTGGCAGCAAGATCATGTGGAGCCATACAAGTGGAGACCGAGATCTTGATGTAATCCCCGCAAACGAAGTTGATAGTTATTTGAAATCGGGTTGGGTCATCATTGAGAAGTTCAGCGAGGAGACAATGGAAGTTGAAATCCTTGAAGGCAAGTTGACTCCAAATACAGGCGTTCCTGCTGGTGCAAGCCAAGATAAGTTCAAGAAGGCTGCTGCTATTGTCAAGAAGGCAGGATATAAGGCTACTCTTGGCAAGGGCGTTCCCGCCGGTGCAAAGAGTGAGGAAGTTGAAGAAGAGGAAGAAATCATAGAGAAGGTCAAGTTAACTCCTGATCAGTTGAAGAAGATCAAACCAGGAGTCAAGAAGGACACCAAGAAGGAAGAGATTGAGGAAGAGGAAGAGGAAGAGATTGAGGAAATTGCAGAGCAGTTCGGAACCGATGGCACATTTGCCACCGCTCGTTTTGATGGCGAGAATTCAACTGTTCCTGTCTTCTGCGTCACACTCAATCACAAGCAGTATGCTGCATATGGCGCAAAGGAGAACATGGGTTCGTGGAGCCTGTTCCCCGTCATGGCAACAGAGGATAAGAATCTCGTCATCTCCAAGGAAGCAATCGCAACTGATGTCAGCGCAAAGAATCTTTTCAATCGCCTGTATGCAGGACTGATCAGCATCCATGAGAACTTCGTTGCAAGCAAGGGTCTATCAGAAGACTACAAGGCAACACTCAAGGGTGTTCGCAAGGTCAAGATTGTCAAGCCAGTTGCATTTGCAAAGTTGGATGTTGGGACAACCTATACCCTGATGTATGACACTTCGTACATGGGTGAGCCAATGTATAAACTTGGCGCAGAAGGCAAGAAGCAATCAGGACGCATCTCTGGCAAGAAGATTGCTAAGGCAATTGAAACAGGTCTTGCACAAGCCATCAAGGAAGAAGTTGAAGTTGATGAAGAAATAACTCCTGCTCGTCAGGCTATAATTGATCGTGAAAAAGAGAAGGCTTCAAAGGCTTTAAACAAAGGCAAGACAGCGGCTGAACGAGACAGAGGATATGCCCGTGGTTCGCGGATCAACTATTTGGAACTTGTGTATAAGTACGGTCGGAAGTCCGACACGCAAGGCAGTCCATATCAAGTCAACAAGCGCGAAATGAATAAGTGGCGCAAGGCTGAACAGGGCATGAAGGAAGAAGTTGAACTTGATGAAGCCAAGGGCAAGGTAAAGTATCTCACCGGTCCAGGCAAGAAGGATTCAAAGAGAATCATCGGCATCTACACGATGGGCGGCAAGTGGGTAAAGGACATGGGTACAGAAAAGGAAGCCGCAAACTTCGTCAACAAGAGTTGGGGCGAGGAAGTTGAACAGGTTGACGAAGCCAAGCCTCTCGTTGGTGGTCAGAAGAAACTTGATGTCAATAAGAACGGCAAACTAGATGCCCATGACTTCAAGGCTCTTCGTGCAAAGAAGGAAGAAACAGAAGTCACCGAAGCCGCTCCCGCAATCAAGGCAGGAATGAGCCTTCGTGCCAAGCAGGACAAGAGAGTGACTGGTGGTAGCGTTGTCAAGGGCGAAGTCTATAAGGTTGCCGATGCTGGCGGCGGGAAGTTTGATCTGATTCATCAGTCTATGGGTTACCGCAAGGCTCTTCGCGGAGTCACCGCTAGCGTAATCCAAGCAATGATTCAGGACAAAGTTCTTTAAACCTTACTGTTTGCAATCCCGCTGAAATTGTTCTTCTTGACGAAGGTCAGGATTCTGCTGAACTTTGATTCAAGCAGTTCCTTTGGCTTGTGACTGATGACGAACACATTTGTGTTCTCGTCCATTCCCTTGAGGATATCAAGGAATGATTCACAGGCAGCATCGTCAAGGCTTCCATCAAGCACCTCATCAAGAATCAGGAGATTGGTTGACACAGAGTTCTTCATCTGTGCAATCGTTCTCCATGCAAACAGAAGAGCCAAGTCAATCTTCTTCTTCTCTCCCTCGCTGAATGAGGCGTAGGTAAAGGAGTCGCGGTGACGGCTCAAGATGGTCTCATTGAACTCTTCGTCCAAGTTGAAATTTACAAACAGACCCATCTGCGTAAGGTATTGATTGATTACCTTGTTGATGATGGGAATGTAGTGCTTGATGATACGGCTTTTGATCCCGCTGTCCTTGAGAAGAGTCGCAGCAATGCCATAGTAGTGCTGTGTGTCCACGATTTCCTTACGGTTACCTATGTTGTCTTCCTCTTCCTTGGCAAGCACCGCAAGGGCTTCCTGCTCCTTGGTATCATCCTTCTTGTTGTTCTTGGACTCTTGCAGTTTCTGCTTGGTCTTCTCAACGAACTTCTTATGTCCTGATAGATCGGACTTGCGCTCCTGAATCGCACCTTCGGTTACCTTCAATACCCGAATGATTCCTGCAATCTTTTCCAATCGCTTGTTTGTATCTGATAGGGATGTATTGATATCATTGATTGCCTTTTCCACTTCTTGCTTCTTTGTGTTCAGCGAGGCAACCATTGAATCCTTGAATTCCTGCTCAATGTGCTGTGTGCAGGTTGGACAAGTATCGTTCTTCTCGTAGAAGTCTACACTTGAATTCAAGTTCTTGGTCTTGCTGTTCAACTGCCGCTGAACAGACTCAAGATTGTTCTTGGTCTTGTCTACCGTTTCTTTATCGTCAATTTCGCCAAGGTGAAATTCAATCTTCTCGCGCAGCACGGAGATCTCTTCCTCAAGGACAGCAGCCTTATCCTCTGCCTCCTTGATCTCGTCCTCATACTTCTGTGCCAAGTCATTCTCATCTTTGGTTCGCTCATCCATATACTTCTTCTGAAGTGCGATGCGCTCCTTGATGACTGACAATTTGCTTTCTACTTCTGTCAATTCCTCGCGGCTTTGAGATACCTTGCCCTTGAGCAAAGTGTTCATGGTGCTGAACACATTGATGTCAAGAATGGTTTCTACGATTGATCTGCGTTCGGCAGCGGTCAATCGCATGAACGGCACATAGTTTGCAGAACCAAGGATAATGACCTGACAGAACGACTTGTAGGTCATTCGCAGTATCTGTTCCTCAAACATCCGCTGATAGTCCTTGCTCTTGGCATCTTGATCTATCAACTTGGCATTCTTGTAAACTTCAAATACCTTTGGCGACAAGCCACGAATGACTTTGTACTCATCTTGACCAATCGTAAACTCAATCTCAACCACGCAATCCTTTTGATTGATCGTGTTGACCAACTGCGGGATGTTGATGTTGCGATAAGGCTTACCAAAAAGAACAAAGCACAGGGCATCCAACATCGTGGATTTTCCTGCGCCGTTCTCACCACATATCAGCGTGGTGTCTGCTTTAACGAGATTAATCTCCGTGAAGTACTGCCCTGTAGAGAGCAGATTTCGCCATCTCAATTTCTTGAACTTAATCATGTATACAATCGCTCCCTACAGGGACAATACTCACGGGAATAATCACTTATTCCAAGGCAACTTGGGCGAAACCCACTTCCACAGCGGTACGCCGATCACCGCGCCTGCGATGAAAACGACTACCGTGTAGAAGAAAGTTCCAAGGGCGTTTTGAATGACTTCCATTGGAGCCTCCTTTCTTTATGTTGTTAGTTTGAGACCTGAAGGTGCTGCTTCAACCTTCTTGGAAGGAACGATCAGACCCGACACAAATCCTGTGTTGTATTCATTGAGCAGGGATTCCTGCGGATCAACGATGAAGTTCACACCGCGAGTGGTGATGCCGTTCTCTGCATCGGTGTATGGTAGCCACGGAACAAGAGCCAACTTGCCCTGTCCTGCGGGGATGAGAATTGCAGGATTCTTGACGGTAACCATGCCGTTGGCATAATCATCCTTGACAATCTGTGCAATGAGTTGTTCGCCGCCATGTAGTCCGACTAGTTTAATTGGTAGTGACATAGTAATAATGCTCCTTAAGCGTAAAGTGATTCCAAATATAGTTCTTTAAGAATGGTCTTGAGTTTGTTTGGATTGCCGACTTTCAGTTGGTCAATTTCATTATTGATGATGGACAGAGTGTCTTGAGCAACATCAACTTGTTCTGTGAGGGTGATGCCCATCTCCTTGTCCTCAATCACCGTTGCTCCGTAGACTCCGATGTTTGTGAGTCTATCAATCAGCGTATCAAACATCACGGGATTGGTCTTCTTACGAACTACCACACGAACGAATGTGTGCTTGTATCTATCCAAGTCACAAGAGGTATAATCCTCCTGTTCATCATCATAGATGAGTTGTGTAAAAATAGTGAGTGGGTTGCGAATGTATTCAAGCGTCCGATTATCGGTGTCAAATACATGGAAACCCTTTGGCTCATTGAGATCAGCAAATGTAATCTGATATGGAGTGCCAAGATAGTTCACATTCCCACGGCTGTGCTTTTGGTGGAAATGACCGCTGAAGACCGCTTCAAAATCCTTGAAAATCGCAGGATCCATTCCGTCTTCATGCTTCACTCCACGCATAACTTCATAGCCTGTGAGTTCCAAGTGACCCATGAGAAAAGGAACCTTGTTATTCACAGCCTTCTCAATGAATGCCATGCACTCATCGTTGTTGTCCTTCGTGATCCAAGGAACAAAAGCAATCTTCACTCCATCAAACTCAAGAACCGTTGGCTGCTCCAAGAGACCGTCACCAAAGTCATTGTGAAACAACTCGCGCATGGAATTGACTTGGTTTGTGTTCTTGAAGTAGACATCGTGATTGCCAAGGATTGCATACACCTTATGATTGGAAACAAGAGGTTGTATGAAACGCTTGCGAACCTCGTTCAGCGTGGCGAAGTTGATGAACTTGCGCCGATCAAGGAGATCGCCCAAATGAAACACGGTATCAATCTTATTCTTCTTCAAGTACGGCAAGAACACCTCGTCCGTAAACTTGAAGAAATGGTGCAGAAAGATCGGGGAATCCGACCGTGCGCCAAAGTGCGTATCCGTGATGATTGCGATTTTCATTGCGTAGAGTGTATCACTCGTCCATGAACCCGTCAAGCACATTGTTGCCGGTTTTGCTGGTCTTGCGCTTGCGCTTCTTCTTGAGTTTGTTCTTCTTCTCTTTATTGAAGTTTGCCATGTCGGTTTCTGAAAGACCAATGATCTCTGCAATCTCCTCTGATGAAGTTTCAACTTTGCCTTCATCCATCCAGTTTCTAAACTTGCCTGTTGGATCGTTGTCCTCAAAGCACTTCAACTTGATGTAGAGTTGCTTCTTCTCCTTCTGTATGCGCCGTAGGAAGGCATAGAAGGTGATCTGCGTGAAGAAGGCGAATGGGTTGGTTGATTTCTTGGGATCAAAGTTGGTGGCATACATGATGCAATTTTCAACTGCATCTCCCACCATCTCTTCTTTAAAACTGTAGTTTGTAAAATTAGGCTTCTTGGCTAGGTTGTTTGCAATGTCTAAAAAGCATTGACCAATGTAATTGCTTACGCCAGGTGGCTTTGTGCCTTCCTTCTTTGCCTTATTAACTATCTTGCGGTGCTGTGTTATCTCTTCTAAAAACTTCTTGTTGTCAATGTAATGCGCGTTTTTCTTACTCATTATTTTCTCCATAATCCAGAATAATTATTGCTTGGCTCAATCAGTTGGTCATAAATACCGGTGTCCAGTATGAAATGAAAGGTTCTATAGTTACTTAAGTAGGTATCAGAACCGTATACGAGGGTTACCTTCCCACCACGGTAGTCCGTCATCCTCGTCCCCTGCATCACCCTCATCTTGTTCTTCTTCATTGGTAGGCTTGGCAGTATACCCACTCTCTGCTGATTTGTCATCTTCTTCTGCCATTTCCACCAGAGGAAATGGTGCTTGCTTGATGTATTCCTGCATCACCTGTTGTAACTCATCTTGAGCCTTCTGAAGATCCGAATGAATCTTTGCCTCAATGTAGTCTGCATACATCTTCGTATCCGGTTCTGCGGTACAGATGACTATATCCTTCGGAACGACAAAGTATGTATCGTTCGTGTAATCAATCCAATCCTTGAGGTAGACCCCAATCTTGGCAACCTTGCCATTTCTATCCGTAGCAGGAACAGATACAACAGTCATCGGTCGTTCAAAAATGTACTCATCCCCAAACTGTTGAATAGTTGCAATCAGAGTTTCTCCGTTACGCAAGCGAATAATCTTGGTAGCGGGAGGGGATCCTTCTTTTGAGAACTGAATCATAGAACCTCCTTGATCGGAATCTTCACCATCTTATATTCAAACGATTCTTCGTTGTAGATTTTCACTCTTTCAATGAAGTGCTTCAGCGTGTGATTCTTCTTTGACTTCCAATGCAAGTCATCTGCAATATCATAAAGCCTAGCCTTGTCCTTGCGCTCGGATTTGCGGAGTTGGCGACCAATGCTCTGCAAGACACGAATACGACTCTTGGATGGGGATGCAAAGATGATGTTTCGTAGAGACCGAATGTTGATACCTGTTGAGAATGTGCCATAGGAAGCAACAATGATGGCATTGTCTTCTTGCTCCGTGATTTGACGAATGTCTTCACGAACTTCGCCATCAGTCTCGCCCGACACATAGAAGACCTTACGAGTATCACCTGCATCGGTCTTTATTTTCTCAAAGAGTGGCTTGCCGTGCTTCTCAACAAATTGAAAGAGAACAAGCGTGTTGCCTTTGGTGGAACAGGCAAGTTTTGAAATGAGCGAATTGCGTCCATCGCAA